TCAAAGGATTAAAAGTCTGAACTTGCTTTGTAGAACCAAAGAGAATAATCGGTTGTACTTCCCCCACGGCACAAGAACTTAATCTGTGTCCCTTTTTTAACGTAACAACAGATTCCAGCTCCCGCAGTGTTTCCGTTAAGTATGGAAGCAAGTGCCATCTGCCCGTTCTCGACTTGGATTTCAAGAGCTGAGACTGTAGTTGAATTGCACCGAGAAGTCGCCCAGCCGTTGCACGGTGCGGTGTAGGTAAAGAAATCCGTGGTGCTTGTGCAAGGAATATTAATGCCCTGATGGATAATAGGAGCTGATTGTTCTGAAACCCAAGATTTTTTGCTTTGCAAAAACTTCTCGGCAAATAATTGAACGAGGGCCTTAAGCATGACAGAGCCCTCCGAACAAGGTTATTATACCCCCCCCACCGATTGACTTTATCAGGCCAACAGTTATCTCAGCTGTATTTTCAGCAAACACTTTAAATGTTTTTCCTTTTGCGATTGGCAGATTGAGAATCGGGTATTGATTCAAAGTTGCTTTAGCAAAAGTGCTTCTCTCCATATGTGGAGGATTATCCCCAGCGGTTATTTGTACATAGGATTCTCCTGTCGCCTTTCCTCGAACAATCACATAGCCATCGCTTGGAGCAATGGTGGAGTCAACCACCTTCGTCCAGCTTGACACTGAAGTTGCCGAGGGAGAAAACTGAGTGACGGTTCCGTCATCAGGGTAGCTTGAGTGACTGGCCTCACTCGGAGTAGTTCGGCTATCGAGTAGCCGCTGAATAAGTTGTTTTAGCATTTTGACTCCTTGCCCGAGCCAAAATGCTCGAGCTAATTAGTTTGGTAAATTTAGGGGATAAACTAAAGCCTTAGCTCCTGAACCTGACCACTGAAGCGTTACCGTGTCCCCCTTCTTCAAAAAACAATTGACTGCATTGTTGTAGCGGTACGACCTGACAAGGGTCACATAGTTCGACTTAATGCCGATCAAACTGTAGGTGGTATCGGTTCCTGGCGTGACACTGTCAAGCACACTTAAAACAATGAAGCAAGAAGATGTTGCTACATAGACTTGTTGCACAATGTCCCCAGAGGAGAGAGGTATTACAGTTGGATTGTCCCAATCAGGAAGACCAAACTCTGTAGCCTCGGCCCCATAGATTAGCTTACTACCCCCCCTACTTACAGCCCGTTTAGGCACAAACAGACTGCACAGCAAACTGGCTAATTCTTTAAGCATGGAAAAAACCTCCTTGTCTCATTTGATTTCGTGCATTGACTTTCTGCTGTAGCTCGTAAGCCAAAGCGGTCGGAAATTCCGGCCATTCCACAAACGGGAAACCCTGCGCCTCTGTTAAATCTCTCAAAGCCTGTCTGTATGTTTCCAGCTCGGTGCGGTCTTCCTCTTCCAGCGCTGATCTCTTGGCTCCTGCGCTTCTTGCGACCGTAATATCAGGCAGTTTCACATAGTCGTCTGTGTCTGAGATTCGAGCGTTTCTTTCCGCCTTGATCTCGTTGCTGTAGCGCTGTGTGCAGAATGCGTCGGTGTTTTCAGGCAACTCGGATTCTGTGTAGAACTGACCGTCGGCGGATTGATAAAGTCCGGTCGGTGATTCCTCGCCCTGCCAGAACTTCATGCCGTTAAACACTTCTTTCAGCGTGTAGTGTTCGGCGGCGTATGCGTCATCCTCTTCATTATTGAATACGTGGACAACGGGAGAATTACTTCTTGCCACGATCTTGCCTTCATGGTTCTTGATGCAGTATTTCTCGATCGGCTTGGCCTTGGCCGCAGCCAGGTATTGAGCTTTGATTTCACTTAGTGTGGTCATTCAGTTCTCCTACTGAAGTGCGTCGATTTCGTCTTGAGTGGCGCCATTGGCCAGGCAGAGTTCTTTAAACATCTGGATCAATCCCAAGTTCGTGTAAACCTGTTCTTTCTCAGTGTCGGAAACCGTTTGCTGAGCAAGGAGCACAGCTTCTGTTTTTGCGACTGCTCCGATATTCGTGCGGGCAATAGTTTTCTCATTGTCAGAGAAGGATTGACTGGCTACACCAACACGTTTATCTAAAGCCTCACCAGTCGCCTTTGCATCAGCAAACCCGCCAGCAAGTTTTAACGACGGGTCCGAAACAGGTTTATTAGTCAGGTTGTTGTAGTTCGTCGTCCCCGCTGGCCCCGTGGGTCCCGCAGGTCCTTGACTACCCGCTACACCTTGCAAACCGCGGGGGCCGCGGATATTAACTGTGCCTGGGTTGCTAAGGCTTCCGTCATTAGTCCAAGACAAGTCACCATCTGCGCTAACGGCGGGTGTAAACGTCACACCTCGGGGCCCTTGACTTCCCGTGGCGCCCACACTGCCCGCGCTACCTGTATCGCCTTTTCCGCCTTTCGCGCCGAACAAAACCCAGTAACTTGTCTGGGAGCTCGGAATATAGTTGGCTGGCACGTCTTGGACGGCTAAGTAAACATTCCCGTCCGTGTAGCGGACAAAATCAAAGGCAAGATAGGTGGCCGTTGATGTCCAGTCACCTTTCCAGACTGGCCGAACTCGACCTAAATTTAAAGTAGTCATTCTGTCACCGTAACTGTTAATTCACCGTTCGTATTGATTGAGAAATCTGCTGAAGTGTCCAGGCCGACGTAATCAAGTTTGAGGTCGGCTCCGTCAATGCGAAATTGGCCGAAAGCGGTTGCCCACGGACTACTTCCCATCGGACCCTGAGGCCCTGGACTACCGGCTGGGCCTGGGCTTCCTTGCAAACCTCGTTCACCCCTCTCGCCTTTTGGGCCGCGGATATTTACGGGAGCTGGGTTTGTAAGCCCTTTGTTGTTCGTCCAGGAGATTTCACCTTCCGCGCTAACTGATGGTGTGAATGTTGCGCCTGCACTGCCCTGAGGACCGACACTGCCTGAATCACCTTTCAAACCCTGGGGGCCGCTGATGGTCGTAATAATTCCGGACAACTCGCATGTGCTGGAACCAACATTCAAAACTCGAAAGATTTGGCCATTGGCATTCATCACGTGGTCGCCAACTTTAATTAGCGTGGCAGGCACGATTGCGGAGGTGTTGACAGTACCTCCGGCGGTAGCGGCCGCACAATAGCGATACGAGAAAGCGGCCTGTTTCGCCACTTCTGCGGCTTCTGTCGCTGTAGTAGCAGCGGCCTCAGAATCGAGTTTGAATTGAGCAGCGGATGTTGCCGCATTGCTCGCTGTTACTGCTGCGTTTTCTGCTACATCGGTTGATGCGTCAAGATTGTCCTGGGCGGCGCTGGCCACTGCGGCCGCGGCCTTAGCTGTTTCGGCGGCTTCTTGAGCTTGGGCGGCGTATTCGCCTGATTTCGTTGAGTTCGCTAAGAGGATTTCACCGTATTCGTCACCCTCCATTCCTGAAGATGCTGGAGCGACTGCGGCGCGGGAGAGTTTCTCTTTTAACTGCTGGATCTGCGCTTCAGTGCGGTCAAAGTTGACATTGATGTCATTCGGATTGAAATCCCCTTCGGCGTGTAAATCGAGCTCCTGTGTGTAGGCGACATCAGAAAGAATCGTGATTGATTCTCCGTCCGTGAGAAACTCGTCCAAAGTAATGTATCCGCCGATATTGGCCGTCTGGTCCTCGTCCCAGGTTGCGGTGTAGTCCTCGCCTTCCTTGAGCGTTTTGTCCACGCCCGCCTTACTCGTGCGGATTACGAGCACATTGGAGGACGCAAAAATCTTGAAGTCGAAGTCAACTCGGGAGATACCTAAACCTGTTACAGGCCCTACCCTTCGCGGTACATCTGGCAGCATGAAAACACCTCATTGTTTAGAAGTATTCTCATGTCAACCAGATTGGTGATGCGCACACCTAAACTTACTTGAATAAACCGAAAGGATGCGGCCAGGGATCAGGATGTTTGGCTACACGAGGAGCACGGCGGATTCCTCTTTCGTTTCTCCAGAATCCTTGACCCGTTCTCTTGCGCGTGTTCTTCTCCATGCGTTTTCTGTAGCCAGGGCTTAGAAACTCGCTCAATTGATTGAGCACCGTATGATCCAGAACGGCCTTAACGTACCAAATATTAATAAATGGCAAATTACTCTTTGCTAATCGCCAGGCTTTTGCTCCCCCATCTCCACCGATTTTGGTTGCATCCCAAGTCTCACTGGCAGAAAGAATTGTCCCAATTACAGGCCCCATGAAGTTGATGTAAGCAGAATGTCCATACTTTGAATCATCTGTAGCATTAACCAACAAGTCACCGATAATACCTGCGCCCCCGCCTACTGTAAATGCAGAAATCCAGGTGTCAATAGCCGCTGGATCCTCTAAGTCCTTACCAGCAATAAGGGTCTTGATCTGATTCACACAATATCCCATGAGGGTAGTACCAATTATGAGTGTTGCTAGGTATTGGCTCTGGGCCGCCATGACCTGGCGCTTCGTTCCTCCCTGTTCTCGGATAAAGCGTCCTTTGTCTCTAAGTCTGTCAATGTGTGCACTGACCATTCCTAACGGGAAAGACTTAAACATCATGAAGGATTTGATAACTTCTCCCGTGGGATCACCTCTTTTATGGCCGCGGTTTGATGCGGTTCTCGTTGCTAGGTCCGGTTGTAACGAGGCAATTTGAGCTTCATTGGTGAGCACTGACATTAGTTTGCCAGCGGCAATATAAGCATCATTCCTCGTGGCTCCGATTTTTGCCAGATCTGCATCAGAGATTTCTTCAATGGCTCCACGTGTGAGCATTTCACATCCGCGATAGTTGCCCGTCTTGGCAAGCTGAAAGAGTTTGTAATCCTTCTCTGTAACGTCATACTTCTCAAGAATAAATCTGTCCCAGGCGTCCAGATTTCCCCAATCTTTATTACGGGTGATCTTACCTATGGCGCCCATCATGGTCATGGCATAAGCACGTCTCACGCCATTAGTCCATTGAGAAAGTAAGGACATGTACATAGTTGCGTTGGCAAGTTTCCCAGACCAGCGATAACCCACACTTTCAGAAGTCCATCGGCACAAACTATTAGCCAGGGTATCTCCGATAATTCCGGCCCTGGTAGCAAACTCTCTATCAGATTTTCCCCAGGTTGTAAGGATGTTTCTAAAGGCTGTTCCCCAGGGCAATTTGGTGTAGCCCGTTGCATGGAAGTAAGAAGGAATATCTGTTAGGGAAGTGATAAATGCTTGACCAAGTTTTCCCCAAACCTGCATGTTTCGTAAAGTTTGAGAAACCTCAGCAATACCTTCATGGTTAGGAATAATTGTTGATGTTTCTCCGTTTAAATTGGACCACATGTCTTTAACTGAAACAAAACCTGGGCCATACATATCCTTGTGCCCTTTGGTGCTTTTTGTGGCCCTTTTGAATTCAGCGGCTTCTTCCGCCGCTTCCTTGTATAAAGTATTGAAGGCCGTGTTTGGAGAAGGTCCCATTTGTTCAAGCAGAGCCGTATCACTAGCCATTGACCTCGCATGTCCCAACATTGTTCCGACAATAGAAGGGTTTCTAGCAAATAGTTCGTGATACTGAAAGAATGATTCAGCGTCCTTGAAAAAGATTGCACGGTGTTTGGCGTGTTTATCTGCAAAGCATCCACTTCTGCTCCCTGCAACTCTTGAAGCACCCGTTGCTGTTTTCCCGCCTGTTATGTTGTCGTACATACTGCCGAGAACGTCTTTAATCTCTGCATCGTTTAATGGGATTCCTTCATCGTCCACGTATCGAGATTTATTAATTCGATCAAACAAGAAGTCCACCCAGACCGTCTTGTCATCGCCCTTATATTTATCTCCATACTTCTTTTTCACAAGTTTTTCTGCCTTTAAAACTTTGTATGAATCGTGAGACTGAGGCATATGCCAGTCATCACCAAGATCACCGACATCTCCTCCTGCGTTGTTGTATCGTTGCCGCCATTCGTTTGATACTTCTCTCCATACCCTAGCGGCGTCCTTCGCGGCCTTGTTGCCAGAATCTTCCCCAAAACACTCTTTAACTAAGGCCAGCGCGGTATCTCGATCCTCCATAAGGCCGAGCCATTTGCTTTGTATGGAGCTGATAGCCTTAACCAGCTGGCCCTGGTACTGCTCCTCCAGTCCAATCACATATCTATGCACGTCTTCCAATACTCGGCCAACCGACTTAAAAGCCTTCTCACCGTTTCTGACATATCTTTCTCTTTTGTTTTCCAAGGCGGCCTGGGCAACAATTTGTTGTTGCGCTCTCATGCGTCTTTTTGCCGCCTTGTGCAAATAGTTTTGAGCAAGTCTCTCAGCCGCCTTTTGCGCTATCTGATCACGTGTCCAGCCAGCGGCCTGAGCTTCTTTTGTACCTGCGACATATCTAAATTCACGGCGCATATCGGCAAGCCAGCGCTTAGATTCTTCCTCTCCGAACTCTCTTCCGAGGACGCGGCTAATTACGGATCTGCATTCCGGTTTCATTGGGTCCATTGTTCTTGCCATGATTAAAGTATCCCTTTGTTTTTAACCACACACATCATCGCCTCGCCTTGGGCGTGGGCGTCTTTCTCTGCTTGCTTCGCTTCCCTTTCGGCTTCATTCCAAAAGTCCGCTACAGTCATTTCTCGAGTTCCTCCGTTTTCATCCTCAAGGGAAATCTTCATGTCTGGATGGTCTCGAATGGCCGTCTCATACTGAGCCTCCAAGCTGAAATCGCGTCCGACTTCTGGCTGAGGTGAAAGCGTGGGCTCAATCCTTTCTCCAGTTAGATCGGCCACGACCCGTTTGATCGGTTCCCTTACTTCCTCTGGCAAAGCGTTCACTACTTGATTCATGACGTTTTGCTGTGTCTGCACTGCATCAGTTGTTCCCTGGGTTGCGTCTCTAACCTCTTGACTTTGCTCAATTCCATCTGTTAAATTGGTCTTGACACTAGTGTCAGTGCCTCGCGTAGTGAGCTCCCCGCCTTCGTGCGGGACGGAAGCTCGAGAGCTAAGGTTGGAAGGCGCGCGAGTAATTCCGGATGCTGGGGGTTCATACTCAGCATTCGGGGCCACAACTTCTCTCTTCTTCGATAACGGAGAACCTTTAGCTTTCCCATTCGCCCTTGTCTCAGGATTTTGGATATAGAAAGTAGCCAACGTCCTTTCTTCTCCGTCGGATTTGAACGGTCTATCAGCTAGAACAAGTTCCCTATTGTTAATAACAACTCGCCAAGTCCTGTTCTTCTCTCTTTCATTCCGTCTGGGGATCGGATCGTACTCTCTAACAATGGTAGGGATTTGTCTTAAATCCTCGTCCGTCACCCTAAGATTTTCGTTGCTTTCGTCTTTGGAGTGCTTAAGCCAGATTTTTACTAGGCCGAAGGGTGTATTTAATTCCGCAAATTGTTCCTGCGGTTTATTTGTCTTTCGATACCATCCCCTTCTAATCGTCATTCCCTGAACATCTTCGGGCTCGACTTTTGCGAGGATTTCTAAAGGATCGCCCTTGGCTTCCTCCCGGACCTTATGCATCGCCTCAACAATTCTTGCCTTTTCTTGTTCTACACGGGCCTGATCGACTGCGTTTTCATTTACGGATACGCGCTCTCCATCATCTATCTGGGCCTGAGCGCGATATTCATTTTCAATGGATTGGTTCATATCGCCAGCTTTTTCACTAACGAGCTGATCCTTATTGACAGTGTCGGCAACTTGTTTGGTGCGGGCGGCGTCAACTACTGCTTCATTTGGAGTTGGATAGCGGTTGGCAATGCGGCCTTGTAAATCTTTAAGAGCATCCTCCCTAGTTAGTGGACCACCAAGAAGGTCAAAAGAGCCCTGATCCGCGTTTCCAGATTCCCGCAGACTATCGAGGTGTTCTCCCAACACGTCCACTACATGCCGATTGGTCCGAGAATCTTTTGCGAAAAGTTCAACGATTGCATCAGCATAGGGATCTTCATCAAACTCTTTCTGTGCGGCAATGTCCTTGAGTTTGAATCCTTTCTTGTAGCCTTCCAAAATCCTTGAAGCGGCTCGGATAATAGAAGGAGTGATATCCAGCTTATTGCCTTCCAACTGCGCCACCTTCGGCGCCAATTCCATGAGCGTCTTTAAAACTAAACGTGCCTCAGGCTTATCCACCTCGGTGACCAGGTTAATAAGCGTGTCGTTCTTATAGGCTTTGGCAAAGATAGCTGCTTCAGCTCTATCCCTAGCCGTCTTATTCGCTTTTCCTGACTTACTGTCAATGAGCTCAGCCTGCTCTTCCGCTGGGAGCATTTTGATGAAATTGACAACCGTCTGATCTGTGATACGGCCGTCTTCATCAAACTCCAGCTTTTCAAGGTCAACTCTTTCAGCGTCATTCTTCGCCCTTTCCCTCAAGGACATCCTGGAGACACCGCTTGTATTGGTCTTATCCGCCAAGTCCTTCGTCACATCTTTCGGATCGAGAACTCGAACAAGGATAGGCTTCTCCATACCGGCTATTACATCGCCATAAATACCTGTTCTCCTCCCATCTGCTGCCAGGTCAGCTTTGTATTTATCAGCGGTTCCCTGTGCGTAAGCATCTTGCAATCCGGCAATACGGCCATTCCCTGCGATAGCTCTAGGCCCTTGAATATTAGGGTCTGTATAGGCTGGATTCTTGTGCCCAGTAACATCGTTGGAAACTAAAACAGAATCCGCCTCAACCACTGCGTAATAAACTTTGTAGGATTTGTCTCCTGACGCAGCTGTGTCCTCAAAACCTCGTCTTAACGCAGGAATTTCGCCAGCGTATGTAATGACGGGAGCTCCTTCAGACAAGAATGGTGAGGTTCTCAGAAGGGTGTACTGAGGATTTGCAGAGATTGCCTTCATCTGCCGAACTGAGGCATTAGTGCTTCTGTCACGGTTCTGCAATGATTCAAGCGTTTCCGTGTTCAGCTCGATAGGGTCGGTCTTTTCTTCTGCTTTTTTGGCGGGCTTAAATTTAATCCTTCTGTTTTTATTGAAAAGGATCGCGCCCATGATGCCTCCGATACCTGCCGAGGCGGTTAATCCAGCAGCATCTAAAGGATCGTATTCTTTGGCAATGTCCGAATAATTGGCATTCTGCAGAATGTAATTAATGATTCCTTTTTCTCCAGAATCCATTACAGCATTAGCACCTGCGCCCCATGCAGCAGATGTCAATCGGGATGGATTGAACTTTCCAGCAGGAGCCGCGCCAGGCAGTAATAATCCTCCAGCTGTCATCACACCTGAGGTGATACCGGCCTTAGTCGCAACTTCTGGCTTTACGCCTTTATCTCTGAGATTCCCTGCTTCGTTGACACCATAATCAACACCAGTAAGGATGGCGCCGCCAATCGGGTTAAAGCCAGACACAACTGAATATCCGAGTTGCTTCAAACCCATTACACCAAACCCGTAAAGGATTTGACCCGCCATTCCCGTTGTTTCGGGTTTGGGCGTGTAGTCCTCCCTAACCACACTTCTGCGCTCTTTTGCTTTCGTTTCAAACTTCTGCGCGGCCTGCTCTTTAAGGTCCTGTGCCTTCATGATGTCATCGCTGGTGAGCGCGTCTTCAAGAGTGAACCCGCTTTCATCTTCGTTCGGTTCACTGCGCATGAACGAGCCCAAAAGATCCAGGCCAGCAGCTAAGGTTGAGTTTCCTGCGGCTGGGAGAATGTCCAAGGCGGCCTCTCCCATACCGCTAAAAAATCCTGCTTCTTTCTTCTGCTCGGGGATCTGAGTTCCGTCCAGGCCGAGCTGGTATCGGGATGTGCCGTATCCAATATTGTTAAAACTGTAAAGGCTCGACATGATTCTCACTCGTAATCGTTATCTTGGTCATCCTCTAAATTCGAGGTCTTAAGGGCCGCGTCCAGAATCACGTCAAGATCCTTGTTGGCGGCGTCAATGGCTTTGCCAAAGTCCAAAATGACAGGTGCTTGATTGGCGGAATAACGGACATAATCTGTCCCGTCTCTAATGAGGTACTTTCCATCGTCCACGCATTCAAGCTGGGCCTTCGGCAAGATTTCCGTGAGTTCTCCAAGGGTGGTCTTCCCGCCTCTAAACTGCACACTGGTTTTGTCGTTTGCGTTTTGTCTTGAGAAGACGGCCACAAGACTTCTCATGGACGCATTCGTATTTCGAGGCATGAAGACCCTAGCTCCGTTAAATTCCTCGTTTCTTCCGTAAACGTCCTCAACAATTTCTTCAATGGATTTCCTATCGCTGTCCATTGTTTGTCTGTAGGCGTAAATACCTCGGATCAATTCAACGGCCTGGCGGCCTGCTTCAGGCTGGCCAAACAAGCCTCTAATCTCTTTGCCAATCTCTTCATTAACTGCTGACTTGCTCGTATCTGGATCAGCCTCTTTATTGGTCAAGAAGGCGTTCCCTGCCAAGTACTCTTTCACATAGCCTTTATTGACTGCATTAGCGCTCGTGGCTAGGGCCAGGGCCGAGCTCAGTTTTGTTGGCCGTCCGTCTTTGGTGAATTGGTTAATCAGAGTTCTTGAGGCCGCTGCTCCTCCCTGTTCCTCGACAAGTCCAGAAATTGCCGAGACAATCGGAGCGGCCTGATCCGCATTCATCTTTTCCAACGTGTCATTTAATCTCGCAGCCTCCTCATTTGTGAACAACTTCATAGACTGCGGAGCAATAGCGAAACTTTGACCGATAGATTCAAACTGAGATACACGATTGGAAACCTCATTTAGCGTCTTGGCCAATGGCTGATTAAAGTCTTCTATGGTCGTCAATCCATGGGCCGTGACATGATTGATTGCAAAAGACATCGGATCACTGTCTCGCTTTTTAATGACTGTCTGAGCCGCTTTATCCCATGTTGCCTTCTGCTCTATTCTGTTCGCGTACTCAGGATCATCCTTCTGAGGCATTAGCGACTTGCTGATGGATAAAATTTCTCCATTGGACATCCCAGGCATTTGATACATGTACGAATTTAGCTGAGCCTGCTTTACGGCCTCCTGATGCATGCGTACTCCGTCATCCTGGCCATAAACACCAATGAAGTCAGAAATATCCGGAAGGGTGCTGATGTCTCCTTGGGTCAGCGCAAGAGAAAGAGCGTTGTCCACATTCTTTTTCAGCTCGATTCTCTGTTGTTTGAGGTCTTGACCCATAGCTTGTTTGGCGTGCTGCATAATCCAGATTTTTTCCGGATCGTTCAGGGCGTCAAAGACTTCAATCCCTGTTTTCACCTTCGGGTTAAAAGCAAGGTCTGCTGCCGTCAGTCTTGGCGCCTGATCTGTACCTTCGCTCAAGAGTTTGCCGTTATCATCGCGGCGCTCACCGTTCGGACCAATAAAGATGTTTTGGCCGTTCTCGACTACCCAGCGGCCGCCAATATTTCTCTTCCCGTCTGCATACTGACTTTCGACAGAGAATGTGTGGTGGTTTGGTTTCTTAAACGTGTCAGGGAAGTGGCCGTTCTCAGCCTGTGCCGCGCCCGCTTTCCAGGCGCCTCTGAGGTCATAATCGTAAACATCACGCTCATGGCCGATCTTCTTAGCCCAGGCCTGATACTGCGCCTCCTCTTCGTCTGTAAGTTTCGTGTTGTAGAAGTCGGAGAAGTCGTTAATGTCTTCTTTACCCAGAGCGCCCTGGATACCTGCAATAATCGTGCGCTCGGAGTACGGAACATCGCCGATCTCCTGCTTCATCATTGCGGTAACAACTTTCTTTAAGACTTCGGGGTCTTTCAGATTTAATCGCTCGTTGGACCCGTAACCCGTGGCGTGGCTTACGTTGTCCACGTATGAGCCCATTGTCAGTGAATCTGCCGCGGCAAACCGAGACAAAATACTTTCAATAGTATTGAGGCCATACTTATTGGCATAGGTCTGGATGACTTTCACGCCAGCGCGGATGCCGTCTTCAGGACGTGCAAAGATTGCATGACCTCTTTCATCCTGACCTATGAGGCCCTTCCATTTGTTGCCGAATACTTTCACATTTAACGGATTACAGCCCTTGTAACCGGACGTATTGAGAACCTTGTCCGAGACTTTCGGCGGAATTCCTATGCCCGCCTGAGCCGCTGATTGGCGCAACACGTTAGGATCCGTATTGCTGAATACCCTCGCAGTAGCTCCTGAAGTGAGGGCTACGGCGGTTGGTCCATTAAGTCTTCGCATAATCTGCACAAGCTGCAGGGCAGAACGCTGGAATAACATCTGGTAAGTTCTGCGTCCGACATCAGCAGACATCTGCTTTGATCCGTCAACTTGAAAATGCCTAAATGCGCCAAGAGGATCGGCCATAGAAGCATTGCTGTAGGCACCTGCATAAGCCAGAGACTTATAGGCGTTCTTCTGACGTTTCAGTGTTTCCTCGTCCCATCCTTCCATCCTGCCTTGGTAGTCGATCTCGTTCATCAGGCTGGCCATTGTTCTCTGACCGTCGGGAGAGAATCCGCCTAAGGCAAACTCTTCTACGAGGTTGTCAGCGTGATCCTTAGATGTCTGAGCTCGCCAGCGGATGTTCTGCTCGTTGCGATAGACGACTGTCTTCTGTCGGACGGAATTGAGGCGCTGAAGAGCATTCGACTTAAAAGCCTCCTTCACGTCTGGATCATCAATCTGGCTCAAGTGCTTGTCATAAATGGATTGCAGGTCGCTCTGCGCCTGATCCCAGCCTGTAACCGCGTTCTTGCCACGCTGTGCAAAGTATCCTTTATCAGGATCGTACAGCGTTGTCTGCACTTCCTTGTTGTAAGCGTCAAGCTGTTCATCGGCCTGTGCTTTTACAACCGTGTCACGGTGATAAGCCTCAATCTTGATCGTGCTGTCTGCAAGCTGGCTCCAGGGTTGCAAGGCCCTGTTCATGACATTCTCGTAATCAAATGAGGGTCGGACGTTATCAACGGGAGCGCCGAAACCTCTTCCGCTTTCGACTACTCCAGGAACATTATTTTCATACTTAGGGACGATAGGCATTTTTTATCCTCTGTAATTCAGAGAGAAGATGTTTTTGGTCGTTGTCGGATAGAGCTGTGTTGTTTTGACTGTCTGGCCTAGCAGCAGGTTCGGTTGTGCTCCTGAAATAGCATCAATCCTCGTTACGCCTGGCTGGGCGCCTGATATGGCGTCAATCTTGATTCCAGGGTCTGCTCCGGAGATTGCATCAATGTGGATTGGCTCCTCAGCCTTCGGCTTTTCGGCCGATTCGGATGCTTTGGCCATATCCATCAATTTGCCGTAAGCAAATGCCATTCCCATATTCCCAGCGCCCATCAGAAGAGAATCCGTAAAGGCTCGGGAGGCGCTCTTCTTATTGGCTAGGCTCATGAGCGCTTGGTTACGGTAGTCCGTCTCTTTTGCACGGTAGCCCCACGCCTCAGATTTCGCATTAGATTCCAGGCGGTTGAGATTGACCTTCTTCACAATGTCCGTGCTGGCCAATTGCTCGGCGGCTGATCCGACACCGATAGCAACTCCGTTCGCGGCTAAAGCGACTTTCTGCCGCGCTTTAACCTGAGCGGCCTGCATGGTCTCGCGCTGGTATTCGCCTTCAGCGGCGAACAATCTCTGCTGATAATGCAAGTTCATCGTGTCCGCGTTGATCTTTGCAATATCGGCTTGTGCTTGTGCAATAGCGTTGTTGTACTTCGTGACACTCTTCGCACCGAAGGCATTAAAGAGTGTGGAAACACCTGTAGAAATAAGGCCTAATGTGCCAAAAGAGAAACTAGATCCGGCCATAAAAAATCCTCCAACTCAGCATAGATATTGGAGGATTTCACGGGGTTGATGCGCACTACACCACGTCACAAGTCACGGTGATACTTGAGATCTTGAGCGGTAGCGGCGCGTTCTGGCGGATACAGACTTGCCCGTCATCCGTCCAGCTTGCGGCGATATTCACCTCAAACTCTCCATTCCTCTTCTTCGGCGGTGTGCCTGGAGTTTCTCTTCCTCTCGTTGGTTGCTGATAGAGGTCGTCGAAACTCGATCCAGCCAGAATGCTCGCTGAATCAATCATTCTCACTGCAACCCCGCTGATGTTCTTCCTGTGGTTACTGCCAAAAGAGAGGTCTTGGAGCTGTAATGCAAGAGGTAATGTCTGAATGTCGGAGTTATAAGACAAACCAACATGAACCTTGGACGCAGCTCTTCTTAGCGTGATCTTGCCGTTCTGCACAACTTGATCCGGCACACAATAGCCGTCGGCCAGGATAGAAACCTTCATTCCATTCAGCCAGCTAATGCCAGATATTTCGGTCTTAGCTGGGCCTGAGTAGGTGCCTGCACAATCCATGAAGAGATAATCTTCATCCTTGTCAATGATGTACTCATTCATGCGCTCAACAAACCTTACGGTGTTCTCTCCGATCTTGCGCTTTGTCACGACATAAAGAATGTCCTCATTGCTCTCCGGCACTACTGCGCAGGATTCAAAGTCTCCCTGGGTTTCGTGCTGTGCAAAAGCTCCTACCTGTTGCTCTGGAACATAGGTAAAGGAGATTAGTTTGCCTATGTCGTTCACACACCAGAAAATGGAATAAGGGGCCTTGGCGTATGCAATATCAACTACTTCGTGGTGATCGAAGAGGTGAGCGGCCCTAAGGCAAACATCGGACGTAATGTAACCGCCCGCTTGGTAGCTGTAACCCAACTCTCTCAGGTGGCCGCCTCGAGCTGAGGCAAAGATCATGGTGTTGTTAATTAACACTGGCTTTGTCTGACTTGATCCCACGTAACTCTGCGGCCGCACGCTCATAGATTCAGGCGTGATCGCGTCAGAGTTTACAGGGCTCACTCTCCATTCCCCGCTGGCAGTAAGCATCAGCAGTTGAGACAAAGGGACGATATGGCGGATTCTGTTGCTGTCCTGACTAGCCACCCTAACCTTGATTCGGTCGGTACTCTGGGACGGGAGGGAGTAGCCCATATCCGTTTCCGTACCCGTCTTAGTCGCCCAAATATATTGCGGTCTCATACGACTGCCAGCGAACCATCTGCGCTGTTCAAAGTAAGAGACACATCCTGGGTAGTCGCCAGCATTCGCAACAGTCAGAGAGATTTGAGCGCCTGAGCCATAGTTTGAAATAAGAGTGGCCGTTGGATTGGAATATCCTGCGCCTGGATTCTTGACTATGACGTTTGTCAGTTTTCCACCAGAGATTACAGGCTCTAAAACGGCGCCGCTTCCCGTTGTGTCGCTCACTCTGATTGAAGTCTCTAAGAATCCAGCGCTCTTTACTGAGGTTGAAAAGTCTCCTGTGTAACGCTTGAATTCAAATTTGTAATTGAGCGCCTTTCGGCTCCATGTCCATGTAGGCCATGCCGTGATGGTCACTCTGCAAAGCGGCCGCTTATAGCCTGATCCTGGGCTCGTGACCTGGATTGCCTTGATCGGACGGAAACCATACAAGCAGAAATTAAGATTGCCCGTGGGCTTGGTGAGCTTGATCCATTCTGAGGCCGAGGAAAATATGGCTTTGGCAGTCGCTCCGACGCCTGATCCTTCGGCGTCATAAATCTCCACGCTGGCCGAGAACAAAGAAATCATCTCGTCATTAGGGACAGGGCCGACACCATCTCCATAGAAATTCAATGCCCAGCCGTCATCGCTTTGCCAGGCTGAACAGTTGCCAGGCGCTACAGGCCCATAGAAGTTTCGTCCTGAGCCCTCGACTACCCATGTCTGTGTCTCGAGTAGGTCGATCCCTGTAATCTCGCCATTAGGCCCCACATATCCAGAACCCTGAGCGGTAACGGTTGCACCCGTAATGCCGCCGCTTGTGAGGAATACATCATCATAGATTGGCGGCGTGATAGAGCTGTCAGGCGCGATATTGTCATCATCAATGCTGTTTGTGCGGGTCTCGCCTATGTACCCATATATGCCTCCTTTATCCCTGTAAACACGGTAATGGTCGGCCCCCGCTACAGTGTTCCAGGTGATCGTGTTGTACGCACCATCCCCGTAAGGGTTGCACACAACTGAGGCGGCCTGGCTCGCTTTCGATTCCTCTGAGTTGTCCAAGTTGCAAGAGGTCACTACATATTTGCGGACATATCCGTCTTTGTATGTCGCAGACTGCAAGATGTGCTGTGTGGCCGTCACACCTGTAGGCGGAGTAAGTGAAGTGTTGAAAGTGATGTCCACAAGTCGCCAGTCAAGGGCGCCATAACGCCTCAATTCCCGTGGCGGATGGGAGCAGTGCACGAGTGTGATGATGTCTACGCTCTGGGCATAGTCAATATCAAAGAGTTCGGATTCGTCATAATCCGTGGCAACTTCATACGGGACATTGCCGTTCATCAGTGTGGATCCGTTCGTGTGAAATCTCACGTAATGATGACCAAACTCTAAAATCATGGTTTGTGTGGCCGAGAACGTGAACGGGATCAGGCGGCATTTTCTGTCCGGATATTTGGTCTCTCGCACCATTGAGAAACCAGGGCGGCGGACTACAGGGCCTTGTGGCTCAACAATCATATTGCGACACTTGGCCAGCCCAGCCGAGTAGGACGGATCCGTGATCCTGGAATACATCGAAGGAGAAATCTCACCTCCTCCGATTGATTGCTTGTAGATTTTCAGTGACATTTAGATACTCCGTGCCGCCAGGTGGGGCGCTAAATATTCGTGCTTGACCCTGATAGAGTTTCGAGAATCCTGAAACTTCGCAGTCTCCAGTGCTTGAGCGGCCATTTGGATCATCTGCTGCGCCATAGAAGTTTTCATCAGTGGACCTGCCAGATAACTAGCAAGCTGGAGAACAAGGGCCTGAATGAAATACTGCGGCATGATTGACACGTTCTGGACGCTGGCCACGTATCGAAGCATGGGAGCGGGAGAATCGGTTAGGAGAATAAATGAGCCTGTTTCTGAGAGCGTCTCAATCTCAAAATCAAGTCCGGCCTCGTCCACCTGTGAGCTTTTCTCATAGACCTTAACGGTGCGCAAATAATCTGAGGGAACTTGGTAGCCGTGCGCCCACTGATAGAGGTCGGCGTCATATTTCTTGTATTCGGGCAGTCTCACGCGCCTGATAGCAAAAGCCCAGTTATGTGCTTCCAGCAGATAACGGAGCGCCTGAGGATAGTATTCAGCACAAGCCTCGGCGTTCGGATTTCCTTCAGGTGGTTTGATTCGTGTGATCGTACCCTTTTGCCCTAAGTAGCTCAGAGCGGCATTGCAAATTGACACTTCATTCATATTAAAAAAGGGAGGTTTTTAAGCCTCCCTCCTCTCTTTTAACAACTACTGAAACCTGCAACTAGAGAATTAACTAACTAGAACTTGCCGCTGTTTCGGCGGGGAATTCAACTCCCTGCGTGCGGAGCGGGGAACCCAGCTGAACGTCATTGCCAATAAAGGCGGTGATAGTTCCGGCGGTAACTGAAGTCGGCGTGGAAACCAACTTCAGGTAACGCTTATGAATCGGCGGCAGAGCAATAAGCAAGGGCTGTTTCAGGTCTGTGGCCGTGAGCGCCTTTGTGGTCATGACATCCGTGTACGTGGATTTGTCCGCGGATTCCTGAAGCTTGAATGTGATGGAAGTTCCGGCAATCGCTGTCGGTGTCAAAATGCAGAGCACCATTCCATGAGCATTCAAGTAAGGAGAGGTCTGATCCGAAACAAAATCGAGCACATTAGACGTGATCGCGGTTTTGGCCTCTGCCTTTTCACAAAACATCATCTTTTGATCAATGATCATTTTCTTCTCCTTAAGAAATCGTGATCTTGGATTCAGTAGACGGCAAAACGTCGGTGCCGTACTGATAGATCGGAATACCGCCGAAGGAAAGCATTGATTCACGCTGACCAAAAGTCTTGTACTCAAGTGTGTACTTAGTCTTTTCAAGCAACTGGAGGTCATAGATCAAGCCCACCTGATCAGTACAGTAAATACCGACATTGGAGAAGTCGGAGGTCTTCAAGCGGTGACGTGCCTCAATAAACTTCTTGAGCAGGTCTGTTGCGCCCTTGTCAGTCGTGAATTTGGTCGGATCAACGTTAGCAATACGCACAATCTTTTCAGGATTGCCAGCGAAAACGCCCAGATCATATCCGAATTCAGTGACATATGCGGGATACATTTTGCCTTTCGCGTCAGGAACATAGACGGGCTCTTTGATCGCTTCCATGGATACGCCAGCGGCTCCGCCATACTGCGGGAAGAAACACGTCATCTCCTCCGGATCCCAATTGACGAAATAAATGGATGTCAGATTTGAACCAGTGCCGCCACCGTCAATGATGGAATCCTTCCAAACACCATTATCACGATCAGGAAGAACGATATTTGCCAAACCCATGCAATCACGCGGGTCTGTTGCAGGGTTGCCCTGGAATACTCGTTTAACCATGCCACGGGTTAAGCCGCGGATGAACATCTGATCGGTTCGCATGCGGTATGCGTTGCGTTCTTTATCCGGCATTTTTTCAAGCATGAGCTTGGCGATAACCGAGCGGTCACGAGCCACACAGGACGGATAACGAACTGCACGGCCAGCCGCGTTGGAGGCGCTCCAGCCTTCGTTGATTCCGACAAGCTGACCTTCAGGATACTTTTCTCCGATAAGGCCCTTCTTGCCCTGGCCGTCATTACCACGCACCATAGTGGCACGATCGAAGAACGGCTGATAATCCCGAATGGTCTGAATCATCATGTTGATCTGAGTGTTGCCTTCGGGTACGAGAGCCTGCCATTCAGCAAGCGTAACAGGGGTCATTCCAGTGAATGCGTCTGCCATTTTTTACTCCTTTATTTACCGTAAATATCGTCTGGAGTGAGAGTTCTGTTAGAACTGCCTCTAACCGTCTTGTCCTCTCGCATGCTGTCGCCAAAATGCTTGAGGATTTTGATCAGGCCCGGATGATTACCGGCAAAGGTCGCCAGTTCGTAAACATCCGGATCAGTAAACTCTCCTTCGGGTGTCTGAAACTCTCTCAGGGCTCGCTGAGCTGAAAAGATTGTGTTCTTCCAGTTGTCGCCGCCGATCACTGCGTCATGGAGCGATTTATCTTTCCATGTCGCATTGGTCTGTTTCAGCACTTCAATCTGTCGCTCTGCCAATTTCGGCGCCAGCTTGTCAATGACTTCTTGGGCCTTGGCTTGAGGCAAATTCAGAGACTTAGCGACTTCTGAAAAAGTTTTGACGACTTCTGCGTCTAAGGTTGTACCTTCAGGCGCTTTGAAGTCCTCATACTTCTCCGGAGCTCCGCCAGTCCCGTCCGCCTTCTCTTCCTTCTTCTCTCCTTTGTTCTCTTCGGTCTTTCCTTCCTCCTGAGACTGCTGTCCCTCTTGAGGAGGAGTTGCCTTGGAGATTTCATCAATCAGCGTGGATTCTCCCTGCTGACCCTGAGAATCAGGATTAGGCGTGCCGTTGGTTGTAGCCTCGCTTGTCTGATTTTCGGCTGCTGTACCTTCGCTCATTTCGTTTCCTTAGGTCTCAATTCGCCAATCTTTTCAGGGGCGTACTTGAGAACGTTGTTAAAAACCTGTTGTGCAAATTCCCGTTTCCCTTCCTTGCGAGCCATGTTCAAAGCATTCGTATCGAATGCCGAGGAGAAGAAACCGCTGTCATCAAAAATTCGTTTCAGCACTGTCATTCCGTCTCTTGTGTTCAGGACATTGATCAGAGCCTCTTGGAAGTCAGCCTCCTTTCGGAATGCCTCGAGATTCTTTTCTTCGTCCTTTTCTCGCTGGGAGTTGTCGAACGGGTCTCTAGTAACTTTGCTCATTGTCAATCCTCGTGATTTTTTGATGCGCACACCCTATTGCATTCCCTCGGCCGCCATGTCTTGCATACCTTGGACAGCTTGGCCAGCCAGTGTTTCCGGGCCCGCTGGCACTTTCCCGAGCTTGGATAGCATGTCAGCGCTCTGAGCTATTTGCTGTTGCTGCTGAGCCTGCTGTTGTTGCTGTGCTCTCTGCTGGCGGATTGCGGCCACCTCGTCAGAAGAACGGAGGATTTCAGGCGAAACACCGCGCTTGTCAGAAACAATCTGGGCGTACTTGTCTAAATCGAAGTTGTCGAGGAAGTCGGGCTGATACTGAGCAATTTGGAGCGCCTCCTGAATGGCCTGTTGGTCGGTGCGTGACTGCACCTCCTTCTGGCTACGGCTCAAAATTGATGTGTACTCGACATTTAAATCCGTGCCCTGAATCTCCTCGGGAGCAGGCGGGATCAATCCTTCTTCGTTCAGGATGTCAAACGTGCGGTCAATGAGCGGGCGCAAAACCTCATTATTGAATCTGGAGAGAACGGGCCCGAGCATCAGCAGCTTCTCTTCGTGCAGTTCTGCAACTGCCGTGGCCGTCATCTGATTGAGCGCAGACTGATTACTGAGCATGAGGAACATGTCCACATTGAATCCAGCGCGGATTCTGTTCTGTACCTCCAGAGTGTCCTGCCTCAGGTCATTGAGGTTGATGGCTACATTCCACAACTGCTCTGCAGGTTTCCTCCCAGTGGCTCCGTTAATGAAGGATTGGCCGCCCGGATCCATGTCTATGTCTGAATCCTTGGCTTCGGACGGTAGCCCGATAGGCGGATTCACCATGTAATCAATGGCGTTGCCTTTTTGTTTCTGCTCATGCTGGAGCTGTTTGACATCTCCCAGAACGACCATGCCAGGAGATTCACAACTGTAGGTTTCCGTGCTGATCGCTCCCCAGCGTCCGACCACGGCAGGAAACATTCGGTATCCCGATTCTCGGAGAATCGGCTTCTGATCGTCTCCTGCATCCTTCAGCAGATAGACGGATCGCCACGGCATGTCCTTATTAGACTTTGAGCGTGTATCGCGTTTTTCTCTCGGCTCGATTGCATGAATGATCGTATAGAGCTTGTCCTTCTGGCCGCCCTTGTACGTTTGGTAGAGAGAATATGGCAAAGCGTCTTCACCAAACTTCTGAACGATCTGCCTCAGCGATAACGAAAACTCGCGGTAGATAGTATCCGGAGTTCCTTTGCTGTCGCACGATATGCAGTATTCGCCAGCGGTCAGCGGAATACAGTTAAACCCTTTCTCCTCATCCTCTTCAATGATGATAGCCAGAATGCCAAATAAACCAGCCTCAAGCCACGCATGATGCAGGGCCTGATAGAGATTGGTCTTGGCGTATGTCATGTAGAGGATCTGCGAGACTTCCGAGAGCCAGCGCCTAACCTGGACGGATTCATCTAAGTCAGGGCTTCCAGTCGTGAGGAAAAACCACTGCTGGCTCGGGTCTGTCATGCCGGACATTAAGCCCTTGGCCAAAATATCCGATGCCCTGAGCGCGGTGTTGTCATAGATGTTATTCCAACGGGTTTTTGCCTCATTCTGTGTTGTCGGATTGAGGAATTTCCCGTTAGCGGGTCGCAGGAATTTTGAAATCTCTATCCACTGGTGCAGATAGGGATCGCGCTCCATTACAAGGCTATTCCAGCGCCGCAAAATTTCCTGGCGGACTTCTTTCATGTCATCACCCTAATGCAGATTTTTTGCCCAACGTCATGTCGTTTTGATCCACGCCGCCAGCGCCAGTCAGCATTGTTTGGCCTCCAGACAACAGATCATTAGTGTTGTCGCCGAGGATTTTGCTAATGTCGGCGGTCTTCTGGTTCTGCATGCGCATTTGCTCACGCTGTTGCTCGGCCTGTTTCTCAGCGTTGCGCTTGGCCTCTTCCGTGGCGTCCTTCTGAGCGCTGGCCTGGCGTCGAGCGGATCGGCTCTGTGTGTGAGAAGTGAGTGCGGCAGATCCGGCCATAAGCAGGCCATATCCCAGCATTTCCATACCCATGATTAATCCTCCAAAGACTTGTAGTAAGTAACGTCCGAGCGCGTGAACAATCGGTCGAAAAGCTGTTCAGTGCGGCTCCCAGCGGGTGCAGAAAATCGAATACCTGAGGCGCAAAACTCCCGCGCCATTTTTATTGCGTGTCTCAGAAATTGCAGGCCGTGGCCTCGATGCTCAGGCTCAAGGTAAAGCGTGTCAACGTTGGCCACGTCTTTTGAGTTGTGTAAGGAAGGACACATGACGATTGCCATAAGTCCGACTAGCTGGCCCTCGCTCACTGCTCTGGCGCAAAGAAGCAAGCCGTTCTGTGCAAGGAACGAGTATTTATCCTTGTCCACAATGCCCTTCAAGTCGAGGTGGCCCGCCTCCTGGCGGTAGTGCTGGCACACCTCCTCATATCGAGGGTCATTGAATAAGTCTGAGAGCGTACAGGTTTCGATTTTCATCATGTCCCGATTGTCGAGCCAGTCACGAGACTGATGCGCACACCCTCTAGGCGTATGGATCGCGTATGCCCTTATGACGGTTCACCCGCTGTTGTCTCCAGCCGTCGTCCTCTATGTACTCTTGAATGGGGATAGCGAAACACAATGCCAGAGCGTCTGCTGTGTCTGGAGAGTTCATGCCGCGCCTCTTCATGCTGTCCTTGGATTCCAGGAGTAACCGGCCCTTTTGATCGATCAGCTTCTCTGGTATGCAAAGGTCCTCTGCCAGCTCCTCAGACTTTGGGATCACTCCGTCATCGCGGATAAAGTCTCTCATCTTGTCCCACATCTCAGCTCGCTTATTAGCCCAGCGCTCGGGATTGGTTGATTGGCTGGCGGATATGACTTTGTTGAGGTGCTGCACCTTGTCTTTCAACCAGTCGTAAGGGCTGGCCCCCACACCTGTGTAGTCAATGTTTACGTACACACGAGGAATGCCCCTCTGTTTCAATTCGTTCGCATACATGAGCACCTGCATTCCGAGCTGAGGCCCGTCCAGGCCTCGAAAGACTTTCAGCGGCATAGTGCAGTCTCGGCCTATCTTCGTGGCAATAACCGAGCGGTCATCGCCTTCTCTGGCCACGTCCACACCTAGGATTGCAACTGTTCTGGAGTAGTTGACCTGTCCCACGTCGCGGTTCATAGCCGCGTCAACGTCCTCACGGTTAATGAATTGCTTAGCTGATGCGCTGGGGAATACGCCTCTCACGCGAACCTTCACGAAGTCTGAATCTTCTCCATAATCCTCAACGTACTCTTGCAACTGCTCCTTGTTCGTGATCTTCACGGTTCGGCTGTCAATGTTGTACGTGATCCAACGGTGGCGGCTCTTGTGGAATGCATCGAAGAATGGGCCGTCTGGGCGCGTTGGGTTTCCGAATATGCACCAGATGATCTGCGTATCTTTGTCGGTTAATGCGCCCTTGGTCACCTCGTAAATCTTTTGAGCAATAACTGATGCTTCATCGAATAAAACAAGGATCCGCTTGCCCTGATTATGGAGGCCTTGGAATGCGTCGGTGTTGTTCTCGTTCCACGGGATAGCGTCTATTCGCCAGGTGTACTTGTGACCCGGCTGAGTTGAGAAAATGGATTCAGCGGCCACCTCAAACCAATCTCTAAACAGGCAAAGGTGGTGCCATTTATGGAGCTCTGACCACGTTTTTGTTATGAGCTGGTTCTTGGTTTCAGCCGTCACGACCCCTTTCATGTCTGGGTAGGTGCAGATTGACCACAACATGATCCAGGCCACAAAAGCGGTCTTCCCGATACCGTGCCCTGATGCCACTGCTATCTGGATCGCTTTATGCCGCGTTTCCCCGTTCTTGAGCCGGTCGCGGATGTCACAAAGAATCTTCTGCTGCCAGGTGTCAGGGCCTTCGTAATTTGCCAGCTCCCCGTGCCCCCATCTAAAACACTTCTGGACGAAAAGGAGCGGATCATTCGTGCAGGCAATCGCCAGGCGCCTCAGGCCCATTTCAAACTCAGCCGCTTCCTTATTCATCTTTCATGTCCTTCAAAACATCATTCAGCCAGGAGGAGCGGTCTGTAACGTTCACATCAATCTGGCGCTTTTCTACAAACTTTCCGCGGATTTTGGCAATAATCGTTAATGCCCCGTTGGCTCCCTTACTGTCGAAACAGAAAACACCGTTTCCGTTTTCGTCTTCTTTCGGGGATCCGTCCATGTTGTAAACCCGTTTAGGTTCCATGCACATATCCAGAATCCGAATAGCCCGCTTGATCTCGAAGTCTTCCTCCAGCTCCAGGCGGTCGCTCAATTTCTTCTGGCGCTCGGCTATCGCGCGGGAAATACGAACATTTCTCAACAATCTCGTGCCTGCGGTGCAAGCAACTTTTTCATCTTTAGCCTTGTAGCCTGCCTTTAAATAAGCCTGAGTAGCATTGCCTCCGTTCTTCAAGTATTCGGATACAAACAGGGCTTGCTTCTGCGTCAGGCCGTCAATAATTGAATCTGTTTTAGCCATACAACCCCCCTATTCTGTTATTAGTTTGAAGTGGTTCCGGTGACGGATGCGCACTGCTTCATTTGAACTTAGTTGGAATAACTGCACGTCGTTTGCCTGAGAAAATGTCCCTAAGAGTGCGTATTGGAATGTCCATCTTCTGTGAGATTTCACGCAAAGAAAGGCCCGCTAAACGAAGATCAAAGCAATGGATAAGATCCTGATCTGAATACTTCGCCTTTGGGCTGGACACTCCGACACGTACTGATGCGTCAGAGAGAAGGACCGTGGACGGGTCAAGACCGAGCTCGGAAAAACTCTGGATATTGGCTCTTAACTCGATCAATCGTTCTCGATATGCGCAGATTTCGTTGTACCGCTGTTTCTCCTTCTCTAAGTCCGACAGATTCGATAAGTCGGTTTTGGGCTTCGATTGGGAGCAGAGAGTGGTATCGGTATGCCCGAACAAGTCGGCCTGGATCTCGTTTTTCTTCATTCATCATTTCCCTCCAGTCGCGCTCACTTCTTCTCGAATGAGGCGGAATAGTTCTTCAATAGGTAGAATGGCCAGCCATTCTTTACGATCTGCACGGCAAACAACAATGGGGCGTTCTCCCGGATCACATCCGTTGCTGGCCTGATCCATCCATTCATAGATGTTTCCGATTGCGGCCCGCCTTTTGACTTCAATCGAGTAGGGATTGAGCTTGATGTCCGCTCCTCCGTCCCTCGTCTGTGAGAGATTGCGGTGTACCTGTATGCCCAGGTGTTGGAATATGAGATCGCAGATTTCGCGCTCTCCAGCAGCGCCTTTAGTTCTCTGTGCTTTTCCCATATCTGCTCCTTAGTCGTTGTTCTTTTTCAGAAAGTCGATTTCTGCCTGGAGCTTTTCAATGTCTTCCTCAGCAAGCTCAAGAGCCGACCTGGTACATCTGTGCAGAAGTTCCAGATTTGAGTACAAAATGCAAGCTCCCACTGCTATTGCAAAGGTGATGATGTTGAAAATAAGAATTAGGATTTCAAAATCTTCCATTGGTTTTCTCCTTAGTTGGTTATCGTCTTTGTGCGATTAGTTCTGCGTGTGTCCTGAATCTCGGAAACTTTGAATAAAAATCAATTCGTTTCTGGATGCTTTCGTCTGTAGCCCGTTCAAAAAGAGAGCACCTGGTGAACGAGATTTGGAAGCACTGACCATCCATTCCTGTTGCAGGGTTGTTGCAATAGATATTCATGGCCTTGTAAAAGTCGTCATGTCTATCTACGTGTATAGAGCCGTCTTTAGTACTGATCCAACCTGCACCAGCGTGTTTGCAGTACAAGCAGCACCCGCTCATGGTTTTCTCCTGAAGGAGCTGATGACCGCTCCAATCACAATGCCGATCAGGAATGCAAGGCAGTAATCAATGTTTGAGCCGTCGTAAGCAAACCAACCGACATCAGCCAGATAAAGCAAACCTCCCATCCATCCGAGCAACTTTCCGAAGTACGAAAAATCAAACCTCATGATGTTTCTCCTGGCTGAGTTGGAGAGCAGCTCTCACCAGCAACCCAAACAGCACCAGATTGATAAACACGACTGGGGCTAGCACGATCATTAAGAGTGTCCATGCAGAATCCGACATACCGCACCTCAATCGAAAAGATCAGCAGTAGCCTGTTTACGCATTGATTCGCCCATGAAAAGAGCCGGCACACACTTTGCTTTGATTCGGTCGTAAAGGCGCTCCCCAATGAGTTCAGATAAGGTTTCTGCGTTTAAGTTGCTGATTAGGATCGTGGGATATTTGTCAGTCATTCGGTTCTCAAGAATTGAGAACAAAATCCTGCGTTCAGCGTCCGAGCCTTTTTGAACACCGATTTCATCAATCACTAGGAGCGGAATGTATGAGAAGAAATTAATCGCTTCTTCTTCAGACGAGCTTGAGCCGTTGCGGTACGTATCCCTTACGCCTGAGAAAATCTCTGCCGCTCGGTAGTACTTCGGAAAAAATCCTTTGTGCTTGCGGATCAGCTCAATCATGATTGAGCAGGCAAGATGCGTTTTTCCTGTCCCGCACGCGCCCAGAAAAATTAGGCCATACCCGCCCTGCCACGCCTTTTCAAAACCTTTCACGAAACGTTTAGCAAGTGCAAGCGCCTTTTGCTGAGTTTCGTTTACAGGCTTGAAAGTGGAGAAGTCCTTGCTCCGGTAGTCGTACGGGATTCTGGCGCCTTCGATACGGCGTTTAATCTCGTCTTCTTCCTGCTGCTTACGGAATGCTTCTTCTTTGGCCTTCCATTCCTCACGGTGTTCTTCTATGCACTGAGGGCAGGTGCTCTGAGATTTGATTTCTTCTCCTACCCAAATTTCATCATCCAAGTAATAACCGTGTTCCGGACATTTAACGATTCGCTGCCGCTTGGTCATCACGCCTAAGATTGAATTGATGACGCCTTGGGCTTTAGGTTCTTTCGTATCGTTCATAGTATTAAATTCCCGTCTTTATCAAATTTGCATCCCTGCATGTAAAACTCCTCAGTGAATCCGCCAGGCGGCTCATATGCAAAAGGCTTGGAGGTTTGATTGGGCGGCTTCTGCTGCTGCCACTTGGATTCGTTGAGACACCACGTTGTGAATGCGGCTTTGTAATCTGCGTACTGTTTGCCGTTTGCTTTGCAGTAAGCGACCATCTTTGAAAACAACTTCTGTGGGTCTTGAATGTTGTGCCTCTGAGCGACATTCAAAAACTCTTCCGGAATTACGTCATCATCGTTGTAAGGGCATGGGACCTTTGTCTTTTTCTGACGCTTTTTCTTTTCAGCCGTTTCCGTTTTGGAAATAGTTGTCTTCTCTGGAGACGTTAAAGAAAAGTTTGGTGCGCTCCCTATAGAGTTATTTACTGATTCTTTTACTGATTCATTTACTGATTCGTGTCCCAAATTTGGGCCTACCACACGTCCCATATTTGGGCCTACGGAAAGTCCGTTTTTGGGACTAGTCCCGTTTTTGGTACTACCAATTTTGGTACTACCGTTTTTGGGACATGTGCCGTTTTTGGTATCACGAGAATCAGAATCAATATTTAGGACGTAATTGTTAGAAGAATTGAGAACAATTCGTTCTCTTCTGACGAACCCTTTTTCTTCAAGGTAAGCAATGGCCTTGTAAACAGTTTTTCTGTTTAACTCTGTCTCTCTGGAAATGGTGTCAATACTAGGATTGCATTGTCCAGTCTCAGAATTACAGCAATCTGCGAGACAACGTAAGACAGATTTGGCAGCCGCATTACCGACAACCAAACGTCTTACCTTGTCAGCGTCTTGATAGCTCATTGCTTAGAGTCCCTGATTACAAACCATGAAATGTCTGGCCTTAAGTCCTCACACCTAACCTGACGATTAGTGGCGCACTCAATCAAAAGGCATTTGTCAGCAGGAACACGCTGAATACCTTTTTTCCACTGTGTGATGAGGACAGGAGGAACATTGATCTTCCGAGCAAGAGCGGCGCTTGAGCCTCTTCCTTCTTTATTCAAAAAATCCTTAAGTTTCATATTTGTGTTTCACTTATATTTTGAAATAAGTGTAACACTTATAGATTCAGATTAGCAATTTAATATTTCACTAATACGGAGATTTCGTTATGAGAAGTGTTAATGACGTTAGAAAAGAGAATTTGATCGTCCTGCGAGAACGCTTTAAAACTTTGGCGAATTTGAATCTAGCTATTGGCAAAAAGAAAACTGACTCAACGCTTAGTCAGATAATCAACGGCGCAAAAGACACAAGAAGCGGAAACGTTAAAAATCTTGGCGATCGGTTGGCTCGAGAGATGGAAACCAAATTATCTCTTGGTTACGGTTGGATGGATGCTGACCACGGTAATGAGGCGTTTCCTGAGGACGATGATTTGATCTATCTGCGGCGCCTGAATGTTTCTGCCTGCTGCGGTGCAGCGGGAATACAAAATTATGAGGATGAGGCCTATGTAGACCTCATGGGCGTCTCACGTGTTTGGTTCAAAGAAAACATCAATCAGATCCGTGAGAATGGATATGAAATCATCACTGCAGCCGGAGATTCCATGGAGCCCACTCTGAAGAATGGGGACCTAGTTGTAATTGATAGGTTTGACACTGAGATCACAAAGCGTGACGGCGTTTTCTGCGTGCTGATTGATAACGACCTTTATTTGAAACGGGTGCAACGAGTACCAGGCAGTCTCCGTTTTATTTCTGACAATCGTCTTTATGACCCATTTGAAATTCGCCTAGCGGAAGTGGAAAGCAGAGTGATCGTGTTCGGGCGTATGGTTAATTCGCTGAATCTGAAACGGTATGACTAGAAATTAAGTTTTATAACTCTTGGAAGAAATATAGAAAAGTTTTCCGACAATTATAGAAACACCCCTAAATTTTAATTTTGATGGTTATCTCAAGGATCTTTTATGTCACTCAACTCTTACCTTAATACTCCGTTTAAACGGCTAATGGCAGTTATTTCAATAATTGCTTTTGCTGGTATAGCCATTGCGTTTCTCATGCAGGGAGGGGATCTAAATAGAGCAATTTATTATGTGTTCAGACGGTACTCAAACCCTAGTTTCGGGATATTGTTAATGAGAGTTTCTTTCTACGTTTTCCCAGTATCGGTCCTTTTAATGCTATTCGGAGAAAAGGTTTGGGCTTGGATCAAGAACGGATCTAACTCTAATAACACTGCTAAAAAATGAAATCTATTTGGCCGTTTGGAATTCACCGAACTTGAAAAAGCACGCCAGGCGAAGTTTTAACGGCCTTAGTTAAGAAGTGCCTCTCAGAAGCAATAACGGCGATCAAATGGAAAAATTTAAAATTGGTTTAGGAGTTCTTCTCTTTGCAAATAATCAACCTAAAACAACCTTGAATGTAATAAAAAAGGGAATGATTTATACGAGAGAACAAGAACAAGTCTCAGTGGTGCTTAAACCATCATTGCCAGTTAAAGAAATGGCCAGAGAGTTTTTTTCTGCGTGTATAGCCTCTCAATTAGATTTACCTGTACCTTCGCAATATTTAGTTTTGGATGAAAAAACCGGAACTGTTATGTATGCTTGCGGTTTTTTACAACATCCCAATCTTTGTCAGATTTTCAGACAAGACGCTCTATTGATAAAAGATGTAATCAACAAACTTTATTCATGGAAAAGTTTTTCAAAAACTGCTGCTTTTGATGAACTAATCCAGAATACAGATCGAAATCTAGGCAATATTCTTTGGGCTGGTGATCAAGACTATGTTTTAATTGACCATGGTCTTACATTTGGGAGTCGTCCCCCTAATGGAACATCTTTAAATAAATTGATTCAAGTTGTCTTGCCATTAATCTTAAGTCAGGAGCAAATAGACAAGGAAGTAATTAAATGTCAAAAAATAGCAGAGAAGTTTCCTCCGTTCCTAGGTTCGACCTCTTTACAAGAATTTTTAAACTTCGACGTTGAAGAACTATCTGACCTATTCTGGGAAGAAGCATCTCGAATTGCTAAACTTCTGAAGAACAATCAAATCAATATTAAAAACTTACTAGCCGATAGGAGTCCTAATCTTCCATTGTTTCTTACTCAAGAGGACCTAACATGATCATTCCATTCCCAAAATTACCTAAATATGAAGCTTCTTGGTCTCCAGTTTTATGGACGCCGGTTTATGGTTCGGAAGAAGCTCTAATGGTAGGGGTTCAGGGTGAAATTCAGGGAGAACGCTTTGTTGAAAGAATTATTCCTGACCGGGTCTTGAGTGTTCTTTGCAGATCTCAGAAAAAACAAGCTGCATCCATAATAGACTTCGTAATTGACTCTCTAAACAAACAGGCCTCTAAGACAGACGAAGAGCTGATAATGCCTCTAACTGGCGTTCGATTAGGAGCACAAATTAATACCTTTTGTGATGATCGCCTTAGCTTAATTGAACAAGCGATTATGTCCCAATCTGGCTTAACTACCTTTGAGGAATATGAAAATTCATTAGCATCATCCTCTTCTAAGAATGGAAGCAGAAAGGCTTTTGTAGGAGATATAAAAGAACTGGTTATTTCCGAACGAGCTGATTTAGAAGATAACTTCAACGTCAAAAAAAATGTTAGTGGTTTTGATGTGGACTACAGCTTCTACTCAAAAAAATTGATATCTCAGATGGGCGTGCTCAGAGAAGATAGGATAAAGAATGATACAGACATTCTTCGCAGATACGTCCTGGATCTTATGGATGCCAGAGAAAACATGAGCAACTCGTTGTTACTTATACAAGAAACGTTTTACGACAACAACGCAAGAGCAAGATCCCTTGATGCTTTTAACACTCTGGCAAAAAGAAGAAGCATTCGCTTCGAATCCGTTACAAATCCAGAAGAAGGAAAAGAAGTAATTCTGAGTATGGTCGCTTAAATTTGAAGAAAAGAAACATTACCGCCTTCGGGCGGTTTTCTTTTGCCGCGAGAGCGGCTTTTTTGTTGCATAAATGAAACACTAATAAAAACATTTTAGAAATATATGTGTTTTGCGATTGACATAATATAAGTGTTGCACTAATATTCGCTTATCAATCAATCGTTCTTTAAAAGTCCTGCTAATGATTGTCATGCAGGACCTGCTCCTAAAGCTGAGTAAACCGAAAAGCCAGGGAGCGACCAGGCGGCAAGTGAATTGCGCCTAAGCAATCAGATCGAAAGTGAAGATGCGGCAGAGAGAAAGCCAAAAGTATTGTGACGTTAAAGTCGTCAGGTGCAAGTAGGGGCCGTTCCAGCAAAGACAGTTCACAAACAAAAGCGCTTTCCGGCAACTTCTCCTTTGGATATATCTAGCACACGCTGGAGGGCGCTTCTGTTTTTTAACCCTGTGTTTTTTTTGTTGGAGGAAAAACATGAGAGCTAAGTACATCGAAAAGTTTCCGGGGTTCTGCGAGGTTCAATATAAAGGAGAAAACCTTTGCCTTCTTTGCGGTTCACATTCTGATTATGGTTTCATGGATTTCGTTGCGATCAAAGACAAAAGACTTCAAAGCTATTTAATTTTTAATTTAAGTAGAGAAAGGTATCTCAGTCTCGGTGAAGCAAAGTTTGCACTGGAAGAGTTGTTAAGGCGATTTAAACGTCACGAAGGAGAAATTCTTCCAACCTTCGTTACTTTAGATTCTCGCTCGGTTTGTCACTATAAAAACGAGGAAATATGCGTTCTTCTTCGCACAGAAAGAAAAACGTGGATTTTTATGAATTTTCGTAGATGGAATAGCGAAGTCGCCAGTGTCCTCTATCTTTATCATCAATTAAAAGAAGAGTTTGACACTAAAGAAGAAGCCATGAAGGAATTAGAGGCCTGTTTAACTTCTTACGAATCGCATCCGTTCTAATCAATTTTTCGAGCTATTAGGAATTTTCTAATAGCTCATTCAAAAACCTCTTCCCTGTCAATTTTCTTGTGTCTGTTCAGTGAACGGCAGCGGAAGAGGTTTCTGAATGAATTGACCATCAAAGGAGACGAAGAATGGAAAATGACAAACGA